ATTCATTCCCGGTGCAAGCGTAATGATACCTCTATTCGTATCTATCCCAACTCTTTGATTATCTTTATATGCATATACGTCATTTAACATGAATTTCGAACGATATTCGATTGTTTTATTATATTTAAATTTATCCTCTGTAGTAGTATTAACTAGTTGGAAACCACCGACTGCATTAATTTGTATCAATATTTTTAACTTATGACGCATTCTAGGATCTACTGTATCTGTTGAACCATTCCAAACTTGAAAATTTCTTGTTTTAAAATGATACTTTGGTTTGTGGTTTAAAGGTAATCCATTTTCAAGCATCCATTCAGAATTAAATACAAAGTCTTTTCCAGTTGTATTTACTGATTCTGAATAACCTTTATATACTTTTAAAGTAACTTCTAATTCTAAAGAACAAAAATCTTTTACTGTAGGTTGTATAGAGGCTCCACTAATTGAATACTTAATACCTGGCATTTGAGATGTAACAATTGCATATGGTTTTCTTCTATGAAAGATACTTCTAAAGTGATGTTCAAACAAATCAATTTCTCTAGCATCTATTCCATCATAGCCAAAACGTAATACTAAATTAAAAGGAGCGAAACTAATCGCCCCTGGTAAAACACCATCTATACCATTGATAGACACATTATTTTCATTTTCGGAAGGATAGCTTGCTTTAGCATCTAAAAACATTAATCCAGCAAATTCATCTATATCGTATTCGATACCATCTTCAATGATTTTAACCCATGTTTCACTCATTAAATATCAAGTCCCCCTTCCATGTAATTAAGTGCTAATGCACGTGTAGCACTTATTTTTGATAATGTTTGTTCAACATTGTCTAAGCTGTTATTTTGTTGATTAGATTTAACCGTTTCTATTAACATTCTTGTTAATTTATTACCAGTATCAGTTAATATCGCAATATGATTTAATAATTTTTCAACTGTTGAATTATCTTGATTTACTGTGACATTACTAGAACTTGTATCCATACCAACAATGTGCATTGCATCTTCTATTAATTTAATAGCACGACTGCGTTTTGTAAGTGGGATAATCATTTCCGGTTTGTTGCCTTCTCCGATTTCTGCAATTTGATGTTTAGTAATTAAACCACCATTTTCATATGCATAATCTCCTGCACGCTTAAATCCATTCCAACCATATTTATCAACAATATATCTCATTGCAGATATAGCTTCATCAACCGGACTCATAATATTACCAAATCCACTCTTAGCATAAGTTCTAAATGTCGAGCCTATCATTTGGAACATACCTTTTGACGGATCTCCCATTTGCGCATTGATATCCCAATCATTGACTGCATTAGATGTATAATTTGATTCTCGTTTAGCTACTCGCATCATTTGCTCAGTTATATAACTACTTCTATAGTTCCCACCTAAAATAGCTTGCGCTTTTAAAATGGCACTCCTTGCAGCATCGGCACCATTACCACCTGCAGCACCTTTCAATGATTTAAGATATGACTCTGGATCAATTGCTGTATCGTTTCCAGGATGGTCTCCGCGCATTAATTGGAAATGTAAGTGAGCACCTTTACAAAATGCACCAGTTGCCCCCGATTCTGCAATCAATTGTCCAGTTCTAATATGTTCACCTAAACGTACAAGTTGTTTAGATAAATGCATATACCAATTCCACTCGCCTGGTCCTGTTTTAATTTGAATTGAGTTACCACCACCATAGTCATACCATACATTATCTACTGTACCGCCTTTAACTGCGTAAACTTTTGTACCAGCTGGCATACCAAAGTCCATACCATAGTGACGGCCACCATTAAATCCTAAGCCACCAGTATAACTACCGAAACGTTGCCAAATTGGATAATTGAATAAATATGAACCGTCGCCACCACCGAACTCTTCAAACCAAGATTTAACTTTATCTATTAATTTAGTTTTGAGAATATTGAATGCACCTTTAGCCATTTTGATAGTGGCATGGTTACCTTCGCCAAAACTAATACCCAAGCTATCCATAACTTTAGATACTAACTTACCTGGATTTTCAATATAGTCCCAAACATCACCAACTTTTTCACTTAGCCATGATGCCCCATCTTTAATTTTATCGCCTGCTGCTTTTATCATATCTTTTGCACCAGTTTTGATATTATGGAATGTATCTTTAGCTTTGCTACCGAATTTACTAATAGATGACACCATATTTTCTAACCAGTCTTTTTTCTTAGTACCAGTTGAAAAACTTGGTATTACTCCCATACGTTGATAACGCTGTGTATCATTCGCATTAATGACGCTATCCCCAACGCCTAGAGAAACAAGCACATTTCTACCTTGTGGCGCTTCAAGTGTTCCATTTGCTCTGTGGATAATCTCTTGCACACCACCACCCGGAGCATTACCCACGCCACGATCATTAACAATTGCTAAAGTTGGTGCAGTTAAGCCACCATTCGAATCAGTTGAAACAGACGGACTAGCCATTGTACCAGTTGAAAGTGTTGGTATAGGTTTAATTAAGTCTTTATCAGTAATAGCTTTAGAAATGCTATTGATACCGCCAATCATACTATTAAGTCCACCGATTGCTTTATTTGCAACAGATTTACCTAAATCAGCTGCAGCATCTGCCATTTCTCCACCGATTTCTTTAATCCAATCTAGTGTATTACTTAACCAAGTTTTAAAACCGTTATATACAGATTTTGCATTTGACCATGCTGTACTTGAGATACTATCAAATTTATCAAAGGCTGATTCATACATATCGCCTACCCAACCTTTTAGGCTACTAAATGCATTTCCAAACCATTTTGAAGTGCCGCTCCATACACTTTTAGCATTTGACCACGCTATACTAGAAATTGCATCCCATTTTTTTAATGCACTGTTTTTCATGTTACTTAGCCAACCATTCATACTACTAAATGCTTTATTCATCCATTTTGAAGTGCCACTATAAATTAAATGAGCATTATGAGATGCATCACTAGAAATTGCTCCCCATTTTTTACTAGCATGTTCTTTCATATTACTGATTTTATTTCCAATGCTATTTTTAGTATTTTCAAACCAATGTGTCACACCATGATATATGCCTTTAGATGAACTTACAATAAAGTCTTTAGCTTTAGAAAATGGTTGCCCTATCTTATTACCTATTCCTTTTAAACTATCAATTGCACCAAAAATACCCTGTACAAGATTATACCAAGATTTTTTTATATGCTTTGATAAACTAAAATGTCCTTCTTTAATATTATGCCACCATTTTTGAAAACCATTATAAACTTTACCATTTGATAAATCGATTTCCGCTTCAATATTTTTATTAGATTTTTTCAGATTTCTCATAACACTTTTATGATTTTCATCTGCTAATTTTTTATCCTTATTGTATTTCTTTTTGGCTTCATCTAATAATTTTTCTCTTTCTTTTTGAGATAATCCAACCATTGAATTAATTTCGTCAATTTTATCATCATAGCGTTTCTTTGCATCTTTTTTCGCATCATCACGTGCTTTATTCGCCTCTTTGACAATTTCAGAAGCTTCTGCGATTGATGCAGCTTTACGATTAATTGATATTCGAGCCAAAACACGTTTTTGTTCTTTTTCACCATTTGTTAATGCTTTAACTGCTATTTCTTCTCTTTGCTTATACAGTGATTGTAATTCTCTAATCTCTTTATCTGATAACTTACCACCATTATTTTTTTTATCTTCAATTTCTTTTATTTTTCTATTTAATTCTTGAGTTTTCTTAATGGCTATTTCGTTTCTCTCTTCAGCTTTCTTTAATATACGCTTTTTATCTTCTTCAGAAATCGCAGTAGATTTATCTAGAACATCATGAGCAATTTTAAGTTCTTTATCTTTGCGCTTGTTCATTTGTTCTATTAAATCATCACTCATTTTTTTATTTAAATTAGTTAATTCTTGTGATTCTTTTTGAGTTATCTCGCCATGATTAATACGCATTTTATCTAATATCTTACTAGATTTTTCAGAGTAATTTACGAATGAACCAAGTGCCGATTTAGTTTCTTTAGATACACCTTTACCAAATACATCAACTTTATCAGTAGCTTTAGCCACACCTTTGTGAATACCATCAAAAGATACTTTTAACATTTTAAACATAGGTGTCAATTCTAATAGTTTAGCTGAAAATTCTTTTGTTTTATCCCAAGCAGTGCCTATTCCTTTTGTGAATTTACTTATCCATGAGAAGTCTAGATTACCAACTGTTCCATTCCATAAACGTCCTAAATCATGTATGCCTTGTTTAAACCAACCTAGCTTTTGATACGCTATAGTGAATACAGTAGTAATAATTGTGAGTGGTATAGTTAGTTTACCAATTGCTCCAACTGCGAATTTAGACACATTACCTAAACTACCAAATCGTGATACTAGTCCACCAAGTAAACTACCGAATTTACCAAATTTACCGCCTACGCCTGGCACCTTTTTACCAAGCCCACCAAATCCAGTACTTAAATTACCGACTGCATCTTCTAACTCATTCATGTGGCCTTTAGAGTTTTTAGCAACTTTTCCAGTTTTACCAATTGAATTAGAAGCTACATCAATTGCTTTAGCATTAATAGCTGCCTCTGCACTATTGATAGCCATTGTTTTATTTAAATCTCTATAGCCTTTTACTG